ACGACGTTGAGCCGGAGTCATATTCTTCTGTGCCGTCGCATTTGATGACGACGGTGAACTGCCACCTACCATTGAAATAGCACCTCCTAAGTTCGAAACGAACTGGCCAATTTTCGGCGCGACACTAGAAATTGTATCCAGAATACCCGTAAACCATTCCCCTAAGGGATTTTCGTTTTGGGGCACTCCTATAGGCATCTGAGCTAGACACCTAGAATAAATTTCCAACGCCACACCGTCATAGGCAGGGGGAATCTGGGCCATCGATAAAAGGTCACTCTCCGTAGTGGCGGGTATCCTTTCAAAATAATAGCGCACTGTGACTTGTATCGTAGACTGAGCATTAAGCCCTGCACAAATAAAACCACAGTTTTCAAATGGTAGAGCATGAGCTCCAGTTCCTATACCGGTTCCATTGGAACCACCGGGAATTACTGAAGTCCACGCTTGGCTAGTAGAATTAGCGGTCAAACCTGCATTGACTGTACTATAATCATAAGCTTTATGTACCAAAACATCGGTAGGTGAGAGACTGCGGAGAGGATTCTCCGCGTCACTCTGAGCTACAATTATATAACAGCCATCTTCGGCTGACCACGTCCTCGAATCCGTATAAATCGCCGCCTCCGCCTGAGTAGTAGGGGGCAGTGAAATACACTCAACAGGAGTAGTTTGAACCAATGTCGAAGGTGGTACAGTGGGAATTGTTGCAAAAAACTTAATCTGTCCCGACTCGGCGTAGCTAGGAGAACGGTAAGCAGTAATAGACCACCCTTATACAGGTTGGCCGTTGTGTTCACCATCTCAACACCAGCTGCGACTAGTCGCGAATGACCCCCCACAAATTTAGGGGGGATAGCAAGGGCTGAGCTATTAGTAATAGCAGCGCCCCCAGTTGTTTGCCAATCAGCTCCCGGTACCGCTGAAACGATGGCATTAAAACCTCCATAGAGGTTCGTCTGTGTCCCTGGCGAAACCAAGAACCCAGAATATGTCATATTCGAATCCGATAATGGAACGATCGCTCCCGGCACTCCGGAAACCGGAGGAGTAAACGGGAGAAAAGGGACATGGAAATCCCAAGGACCTACTTGTCCTGCTGGAGCATTAAAAGAAGCTGTCGTGGTATAAGTTTGGACTACACTATTCACAGTCGATAGATCTGGGTATCCTGGACACCTCATTCTATCATCGTGAAATGGATCAGTAGCACATACCAACCACTCCATACCTTCTTGCGTCATCGCTCGCGAAGCAACTAACTTGTCTAAGATCTGTTTCGCTCTACGCGGAACTCTAGTACCTAATTCAGAAGAAGCTGCCATTGAATTTTCAAGTAAAATTCGAAACCTCGAAGCCTGGAAAGACAGGATTAACCCCCCTGTCTTTAAGTTTGCACCCCTTTAAACCGGGCGCGGTCTTCCCTAGCAACCCTAAGTTGCTGTCCTCCACTACCACCCGTTACTGTGGAGGCCAAACGAGCGCTACTCGTTTATTTTATGCGTAGTCGCGTCGAGCGACTATTCCCCATCCGTGATGCACTAACAGACCTGGGAAAGCTGTTGCCATGATTTCTTCCTCCATAGCCTCAATGTCTTGGACAGTGAGACCATAGCGGTGTTCCATAGCTTCCAACGCAGCTATACGGTCTATCGGTTGAGCATCATCCCGACGTACGCGATATTTAAGGTCAGGGAAAAAAGAAGTCAAATCAACCACATGACTGGACAATTGAGTATATCTCAACAAAAACATACCAAAAAGAGGATAATCGAATGGTACCACTCCATAACTAGCTGCCATCGATGATGCTGCCGCTCTCCAGGCCGGAAGCGGCTTAAGCATCTTGAAAATATGAGTCGGTTTCGTCATAATTTTCCCGATTTTTACAACTTGAGATGGTAAAGGTAACCATTGGTAATCGCCGAATGTCGGTAACCACCATCCTTTAAGGAATGTTGCTTGAGTCAAATCTGTGTGTACTTGAAGTTTGGCTAAGAAGCCCAGCTCTAACTGGCATCTTTCTAAAGCCGACACTCCATTCGACTTCCACACAGAATATAACACACTCATCATGTTCGTCAATGTGTTACCTATAGTCGTATCAGGACCACCGGTAGCACGTTGTGGAGGCATAGGCAGTCTACGTTTTATCTCGTAACGTTCTACTTGATATCGTGGACTTGCCAATTGTGTCTGGAAAAGCAAGCGAGCTTGCTTACGTGACATCCCTAACTCAACTAAGACACGGCATTCTGCCCCTAGAGCATGAACACCCTGCGTTCGGTCAAATTTTGAAAAATCATTCTCCAGAGCAAAAACCTCTGAACCCACGTGAACTAGAGCAAAAAAATCATCACCTGCGAAAATCGCTGCCAT